AAGGGCAAACATAAGATCAGCAGTAGCAGGGAGACCAAAGGACTCACTAGTATCAGTAAGCTCAACATCAGAGCTACCATAACCAGAACGAGTGGTCTGGGTGGCAGATACGATAGGGACCTTGGCTTCGACAGCCAATCCTCTAAGTTCCTCTGCAATCGACTTAACAATAGTATAGGAATTAATATTGGAAGATCCCTTGTAACGCGACGAGGCACAAATATTGAGATAATCCACAAATATAATATCAGGTTTGAAAGACTTCTTAAGTGCAAGTTCGTTGAGAAGAGCGCGAAAATGTCCAACATGAGCCGTCGCGGTAGGATACTCTTTGATGATAAGTTGACCCTGGGTCTTCTTAGCAAGGTTATTTACCTTGTTCTCGAACATCACCTTAGGCAAATCTACGAGTTCCTGAACATTTACATTCAGTAGGTTCGCATCAATTCGTTCAGCAATTTTCTCCTCTGCCATTTCAGCTGTAATGTACAGTACGTTCCGTCCTTGGAGCAAGACGGAGCTAGCCACATGGCACATGAATAGAGACTTCCCGACGCCCGTACCAGCAAGTGCGATGTTGAGAGTTTTGTTAGGGAGACCACCTTTCGTGATTTTGTTGAAATATTCAAGATCGAGCGGGATGCGATCCTCTTGACGGTGGTAAGACTCATAGCGGGCTTCGTAATCGTTGAGATAGTCATGTCCAATGTGATTGTCGAAAGAGACGGCCAAAGCATCACTCAGGATACTTGGAATTGCATCACGTCCTTTCTTTTCATGTTGTCCATCTGCAATCTTGATAGACTCCATCAATGCAAGATAGATGGCTTTGTCACGACACCACTTCTCAGTGGTCTCCATCAACCATTCAATGTTGACTGGTGCAGGAGATAAGTCAGATATAAATTGTTTGATCTGTTTATATTCTTCTTCAGTTACATTCGTATTGTTCTCCAGTTCGATAGAAAGGATTTCCTGAGTTGCAGGTTTATCATACTTGACAACAAACTCCGCGATACTCTCAAACACCAATCGGTCAGACCGATCAGAAAAATAATCTGGTTCGATGAAGGGAACTACCTTGCGGAGATAGTCCTCATCATGAACCAGATTACGGAGGATTGTAGTTTCTACTCTATCCATAGTGGAGATACGTGCTCATAATGTACTTCGGCCCACTGATGGGTGGACGGCCAGCATGTGGGTATTCCCACGTCGGAGGAAACACAAGGACAGAACCAGCCCTTGGTTTCACTATCATATCATGAAAGGGGAAGGTTGTCTCACCACCTTCATCAACATCATTCAGGTAAAACAGGAGGGCCAAATATCGTTTGGCACTGGCATGATCACCAACATCGATGTGTTCATCAAACCTATCATCTCCACCAGGAACATACCTCTTGACTCTGAAACTCTCCAATGATTTCATTGGAGGCATGTGTCTAGTAAGTCCCAAAAGATCAGACTGATATATCTCAAGGCATGTCCTTACTCTATCTACAAGATAGTTGACTCCCTGAACATAATGTCTATTTACATTCAACTGAGTGAAGTTAGGTTTACCCAAATTGTTTATTGTCTCATGGTGTTGAGACATACCCTCAAACGCAGAAATAAGACCCTGACATTGTTCGTTGTTCAGGATCTTATCATAGGTTCTAACCGTATGAGAATTCGTTCTTCGCAATTTCATCAAGTTGCTCCATAACTTCAGGAGTGAAATAGACTTCAGGTTCTTTCAAGATCTGTTTTGCGTAGACCTTCTTACCATTCATCTCATAACGACCTGCCACATTTTTCCACAGACCTCCCAGTTCACCCAACTCAAGAAGACCATAGTATCGATCGAGACCACGCTCATCGTAATAAAGACGCACCGTAACATCTTTGTTCTCCTTACTCAGACGCGACTTAGCAGTCTTAGCCTTGATAAGATTTCCGACGATTTCTGTGCCATCTTTCTCTTTCTTCTTTGAGAGATAGATGATTGTACTTGCTGCATACTTGAGGCCACTGCCTCCTCCCATTTCTTTTGTAGGGACATAAGCACCGATGACATCATAGGTATGATTGGTAACGATCATTGGGATTTTAGCCTGTCCCAGTTTCAGAGTGATCATACGGAAGGCACCTTTGACCAGTTGTGATTTGGTCATGTCACGAACTTGTTTGTCGTTCAGTGCGTCAGTGATCTCTTTCTCTGTAGACAGCATACCGAGAGAGTCTAACACAAACATACAGGGTTTGCGTTCGTCCTCTGGTTTCTTAAGGTATATATCTACAGCTTTCAGAGCTTTACCTCTGAACTCTTCAATTGTAACAACGTTTACAACAATCAGACGACTGGTGTCAATACCGCGAGATTCAATGAGAGATTTGGTAATAGCAGCCTCAGTGTCAAAATAGAGGCAGTAACCGTCAGGATTAGAATCCAGAAAGTTCTTGACGACAGCAAGGGAGAAAAAAGTCTTTCCTGTGCTAGACTCGCCAGCAATGGCAGTAATCTTATTCCCAGATACACCACCAAATACACTCCCTGAAACAAGTCCGTTAAAAATGTACGAACCTGTGTCCACATAAGTTTCAGCCTCATCAATCTCTGAGGCGAGTTGGGTGTATTCACCACCAATCTCCTTTACAATGTCCTTCAAAAAATCCATTCAGTTCCACCTCAAGGTTTTCAAATATTCTAACACATTTTGACGCACGTCCATCAGTTCATGATAACACTTCTGATTGTGAGCACACTGACGAAGTTCTGCATCGGGTTTATATACAGACTCAATGAAGAGATCGAGGCCCCTATTCCATTTGTCTTGTTTGGATTCACCGTCATCGATTGTGTATCTGTCGTTCATAGGAAGAATGATTCTAGGTTTACGGTTTTTTCCACACCCCATCCTATCACATCCAGGATGATTTTCAAGGGATCAAGGAAAGATTTCTCAAACTGAAGGTCATAGTCAACATACTTCTCAAGACCCAGTTCCCTGGGGAAGTCCTGAATGAAAGACATGACGTTCTCATGAATAGGATTAGGACTACGGAGATAACAGAACTTGATCTTCTCTCCGTTCTTAATCAAAGAGTATTTACCCTCCAAACCAAGACGCTTCACATGATGATTGAAGAGTAGAGCACCACGACAATGAATCGGAGTTCCTTTCTCATAGATGCCACGATTACTCTTGTACTTGGTAACTTCACTCACAGAACGTGGGAATGAAATATCTTCAGGAGGAAGACTCTTGAATTCTTTTCGGAAGTTCTCGATGAAGTCAATCGCCTCATCTTCAGTACCTTTCATCACCACCTTAAGTGCATCCTTAATGGCCTGACGACAAGGTGCAGGAGTCGAAGACTTCACAGCCTCGATACCCATGATCTTCAGTTTAGGTTCTGCATATCGAACACCTTCAGAGTCATGCACGTTGAGAATGTATCGCTTCTTCGCAGTCCAAATACCACGATCAGCAATGTTCTCACGTTTCATGAACATCTTCTGATCATACGCCTGTACATAGTCCGCAAGGTCCTGGTACGACTTGTCAATGAACGGTTCCAGTTTATCCTCGCAGATCTTATCAAGTAACGAAACAACTGCAGCTTTATCATCAGACTTATTACTAAGAAATTTAGTAACAAGAGGTCCAAGATTAAGATAGATTGAGTCAGTGTCGGATGCAATGACATAATCCACATCTTCGGTTGACAAGAGTTTATTTAGGTATCCATTCATGCGATTCTCAATCCATCGAATCGATACCTGACCACTCAGGGTAATAGCCTCTGCATTAGCCAGTTTGTAATATCGGAAGTATTGATTACCAATAGCACCATAAGCAGAGTTAAGAGAAATCTTCTTCGCCATTTGAATGTTGTTACATCGGGCGATCTCTTTTTGTAGAGCAACAGATGGCGTCTTCTCATTGTCTTTCTTGGCTTGAATCATCTTCTTCTTGAAGATGACACGTTCATCGTAATACTTTTGCATCAACTCAGGGAGAAATCCCTGTTCATCTTTGCGATACATTGCACCATTGGCACAAACCGCATTGTTCTTGTACAACTCAAAGGTGAGATCTTCGTTCAGGATTTTATCAACAGTTGCGGTGGGATGTCTTTCCTCAAGGAGGGTCTCTGGCGAGATATTGTATTGCATAATAAGGTGAGGGTACAGACTATTGAGGTCAAAACTAAC